CCCAAATATAGTGCTGACCCCTGTCCAAGTGAGCGGGGTCTACAAGGCGACATCGATGAATGTAATTACATTTTATGTGAGCACGGCGTGGCCCCTCATGAGCTCAACTGACCGTGCACCTATTGGCCCAGGCTGGAGCGTCATCGGTATGACTGGTGTCTCTGGAAACATCATTGTGACAGGTGCCACAGACAATGAGGGTGTCCTTCAAATTGGTGAGGGAAATTCAGAATCGTACCTGTGGTCTTTCACGTGTCAGACGGATACCGAACAAAACTTGCAGGGTGTCCAGGGGGTGATTGGCGCCATTCTGTACCCACCAAGTGCATCTTCCCTCACAACAAACTCAACAATTGGACTCTTGTCCGGATTTTACTTTGTGACCAACGGACGACTTGTGTTTTACATAAGAGGGTCAGGGGCCCCGGTGGGCTTTGGATCGGGATGGACAGTCACTGGGCTTCCCGGACTCATGAGCAGTAATGTATCGACAGTAAACTATGTGCCTACTCCGGGCATAATATCCGAGCAGTTCCCCTACGACTCATATGTGACCCTCGCTAGCGAAAAGGTGGAACTCAATACGGTCGCCCCGGTCGAGTGCACGGCAACTGTTAAACAACCCGAGAGCCAAGCCAAAGTCATAGGAGCAAACGTCATGTACCAAACATCCTACACATCCAATGTCATCATTCAAATGAATCCAAATATAAAATTAACAGGGGGTGCTCCTCTTCGTGAACTCAACGACCAAGTCGCTGGAAAAATATTTCAGGATGAGTACAAGGACATTACAAAAGTAGGATACAATTCAGCCACCTCATATGCACTGTATGCAGTCGGACCACAAGAAAAGTACACAACTGGAAAGGATGACAGAATTTGGAACACAAATTGGCAACAACATTCAAACTTTGTGCTTTATCAACAGTACATTCCTATTCAAGGGACCCAGTTTCTTGGCCAAATAATCACAATCGAGTTGAAACCCAAAGAGCTCGGGGACCTTTTGTGCAACATGTACTTTACGTGCCAGCTGCCCGCGCTCACAAGTACCTCGAATATATACACAAATCAGGTGGGTCGGTCTCTGATTGCCCAGTGTGACTTTATGATTAATGATACTGTGGTGGAGACTGTGTATGACGACTGGTTTTTCATAAAGGATCAAACCTTTTTGGATGCGGATGAGCAGACTTCTATGTTTTATGCCGTGAATGGGGGGTCATCCAGCTCTCTGAGTCCAACTTCGGCCACGACTGTATATGTGCCCTTGGAATTTTTCTTTTGTCGGAGACACTCGCACTTGAACAAGGGCCGTGAAAGACTCCGAAGACCCTACTTTCCACTGTGTGCTCTAAAAAATCAGTACATTTACATTAGAATTCAATTTCAACCATGGATTTGGATTTCAAACGACAGAGGAGTTGCCAATCAGGAAATTATAAATCCCGCCTTGGTTCTTGAGCAAGTCAAGTTGACCCAAGTGGAGAAACTGTATTACCAATCGACAAAACTCAGGTTTGTGGTGAACCGGCTCAAGAAAGAATCGGTCCTTTCATTCAGTTCCTACACTCCACAGCTCCAGCTGACGGCCAGTTTTCCAGTGCAGCTCCTCGTGTGGTTTTTCAGAAACAAAAAGTACGAGACAACAACCTCTGTGCTCTACAACGACTCACGGTACGAATACGGATTCACTACAAAATACGTGCAGACGGCCATTTCCCTGCCATTTGTGAGCCAGACGAGCTACTTTGTCGACCCGGTCAACTCATTCAAAATTTTACTTAATAACACAGACATTACAAGTACATTTCAAGGGTCTTTGTACTATGCGTTCAAGCAGCCCATGGAGCACAATCTGAGCATTCCCGCAAAGAACATATACATGTATTCTTTCGGGCTCAATCCGAAAGAGTACAATGCTGGAGGATACATAAACTTCTCGAAGCTAAACTCTCAAACAACAACTCTGCAAATTGTTCTAAATCAACAATATGCCACACAGGTGCTCCAGGGTTACAATTTGTATTTATTCTATTACGGGTACACTGTCCTCGAATTTGACGGAGGAAGCGCCCGTTTGCCTTTTATGTAACTGACTTTTATGTATGTGCTCTATAATTCCGTTGGTGATACACCAGCGAATAAAGTTCAATTGAGCAACAGTTGTGGTAACTCCTTGAAATTCAATGCGCTCGGTCCTACAAAAGGGATCGAAGAGCTTTTTTGAGTACCCATCAAGGGAAGACTTGTATGCGACATGTACCGTAAACATCTTGCCATTTGGCGTAGTATATGTCACATTCCGAGATTTTGAATAATTTGTAACAAACCATTCCAAATTACGAAGGGATATGCCCTTCCTGTGTGAGAGGATGTCATGTAGTTGTTCTGAGTGTTTGTCGTTGCTGAAAAACCGGGTGAGACTCTCGAGAAGTAGACTTGATTTATTCATTGTACTATTAATTAACTAAATGTTTAAGCCAGTATTTGGCGCACTTGCTGTCCATACAACCGGTGTGTTTGAAGTTGCCACCGTCTGCGCCTTGAGCACCGGAATCTGATTCTGATGAAACTTGCAGTATCCATTCGCCTGGGGTTCCTTGAGGCACCTCTTTTTATTCTTGAGCGTCCCCTGGCAGAACCTAGTCTCTATTCCGGATACATCCCGCGTGAGCTGCTCGAGAGGAATCTCATACATCTTAGAGATGACCTCAAGGGACTTGTTGAGGCGGAGGGCCACCCGCCGGTTCACCTCCTCTTCAATAAGTTCGAGAATCTGCTCCTCCATCTTTTGTACTTACCTACATAGTAAGCCTTGACTCTAAGCCCGTGAAAAGAAGTCAGTGATCCTCTGCGTCTTGGGCTGGAATATAATCTGTTCAACTTGATTCCCCAAAAGCGGCTCCAACAAGTCGCACACAGGTTTCTTGAGCTGGTTTGTAAAGTAGTAATTGTAGTCAATCTTCAGCTTCTTTTCAGCGACCCACTCCGGGTCCTCCGCCTTTTCAAACATTTTCCCCCTTCCTTCAATAATGACAAACTGGACCCGATCCCCCTGTTGGGGCTCTGACCCCGGGGCCCTCTTTCGAATCTTGTCTCTGACCTCGACGTGCGGCATCTTCACCTTGTAATTTGCCGCCAACTGTTTGCTCATCATAAGTTTTGCCACCTCTACATTCCCCTCCATCAGATCCTTAGCCGAAGCCTTGGCAAACTCAACAACGGGCCGCGGATCATCACTCTCAAGAATCATCTCGAGCAGTTTCTTGAGTGTTTCCCGGACATACTGGCACGAATCCCGGCGAACCACCTGAAGACCCTTCACATCAATCTTTTTAAACACTACATTGTCCCCCTTTTTCTCGTACATCTTTGCCGCGTACCGCTTTTTGGAATACAAAAAATACGGACAATACACCTTTTCGAGCTCGAGGTCGTTGGGTGCTTTGAAGAGTCGTGTGCACTGTTCTGCAGCCTGCTCGCCAAGTTCCCACGAATAGTCGATAGCTTCCTGGCCTTTCCGACCCTGGACATCAAACTCAACCATCACACTGTCGGTGTTTTTGACAATCATTCGCCCGATGCCAGCTTGAAAGGTTCCAGCTTCTGTCTCGAGGTCGTAGACGTACCCGTCCCAAGATTCGTGAAGAACTTCAATTTTTTTGATAGCTTCAGGATCTTTTCTTTGTGGACCCTTCGTCCACGTCAGACGAAACACGTTCGGCTTATCAGAACGCGTGTTGAGTGACACGTTGAAGCATCCCATATGCCGCAAAAATAGGTAGTACCACTGCGCTGTCACCTGATTTTTTGTATCGATACGGTGACACCCTACGGACTCGGCATCCTTTCGGCACCCATCTGATGCCCAGAGACCGTCCAAAAACGCTTGGGGGTTACGATTGAATGCTTTTAGTGGTACCTTTTTTGCCTGACCATCATAACACTGCTCTCGATACTTCTTCACGAGATCAACGACAGATCCTCCGCGTGGAGATAATTTATACACCCCCGAACTCTCAAGAGTATCCATAATAACAAAGTCGTACCCGGTATATATTTTCTCGCAGTACAATTTGCACTTTTCAAGGAGAGCGAGGTCCTTGTTGTTTATCGCCCATGTCGATTTGGGGCCTGAAGGGCAATCGTATATTCCACACGATCCATCACCTACAAACATACCCAGAATGAATGCCTCCTCATCTGAGCACACTTCATCAAACCAGAGACTCTCTGGAAAAGAGTGATAGAGCTTTTGACCAATTTCAACATCCTTTGGTTTGAGTATGTTCAACTCCTCCGTTGGTTGTCTCCAGTCCAAAAGAGAATGGTCTTCAGTGACATCCACGAGCCCTGTATGAGTCAAGACGCGATAAATCTTCTTTTGGCACTTGTGTCGGATGACGCGCTTGATAGGCTGCCATTGACGATGTGTCCAAACCTCAATACCATCGAGTTCGCTCTGCTCTTTGTCTGTTCCCTCCTTGAGGAAACCTGGATAACCGATCCAGTGTTCGGCGAGAGACTCTATGGTCCGGATGCGAACTCCATCAACACCACGTATAAGCACCGGAGTTCCGGGCATCACAGAGTCCCCGTACCTCACGTGAGCCCCCGGAAAGTTCGCCTCCACATAGTTTTTCGTCTCCTCAATCATCTGGCGGCCTCGCATGGTGACTGTGCTCGCAATCGCCACGAGAGGCAACATACCCTTGGAAGCCCCCGTAAACCCATAGATTGAATTCATGGAAATCTTGTACGCCAGCTGCTGACCGTTGTAGACCGCCTCCATAGGTGTGCCTTCCGCCTCCGCCATCAGCTTCTTCGCCTTTTTGCGGAACGCCTTGAGGTCGGTCAAAATAACAGGCAATAGGCTCGGCACATTCTGGGCAAACCTACAAACTTGTTTCACACTACCATCAGGATTTTTGAAGACGTACTCTTCGTACTCCACACCTGGCAAGTTGTCAAATTGAGGGTCCATCACCATCGTAGAGTAGCAGAGGTTGTGAGCACACATGATGCTTGGATACAGGCTCGCAAAGTCGAGCGCCGTGATTGGACCATAGTAAGCCCCGGTTTGAGCATCGAGAACGGTTGCCCCTTGGTACTTGTCTTCTTCACCGGTTGTTGGCACCTTCTTGAATGTTGGGATCAAAAAGCCGAGCTGTCGCGCCTTGTAAGCCATCTGACTAAACACCTTGATTTGCTGGCCACGCTCACTCAGAAATGAAAGAGGAACCCAACACGCCTTGGCCATCTCAATTTGGTTCTGAATTTGGAACAACTTGTCGAGGAGTTTATGGGGCAAAACAGTATCTTGCAAACAGTACTCTGCAACTTCCCCGAGTCGGACCGGGTCGCCCTCCAGGTACCTCCCGAAAATCTCCTTGACGGGCATGTCATTCTTTTGGTCTTTTAGAAAGTGCTTGGACACGTTGTTTAGGGAATAGCTCTCGAGTTTGTGATCACGCTTCACATCCTGGAAGAAATCAAACACATATCTGCCGCGCATAGGCACCATTTTCAGCATGTTGTTTCCAAGGGCACTCGAGGATAGATTTTTGGATACAAGCTCTATAGGGGAGTCTTTGAACCGACCCCACGTTGGCGCGAGACCATTCAGAACAGATCGGACTTGCAGATATTCCAAATCGAAACCAAAAATGTTCCAGCCAGTGATTATATCTGGGTCAGTTTCAGTCATGTACTCTTCAAACCGGATCAGAAGCTGCTTTTCAGTTTGAAAAGACTCGCAATCAGGGGCTTGTGTTTGTTTGAGGCACAGGCACTTTCTGATTATTTCCGGTGATCCAAAGCGCTTGGTTGTCATACCAATCTGAAAGACCACGTCATCTCGTTTGGAGGGGTTTGGAAACTCTCCGGTTGACGAGTAGCACTCAATATCAAAGGACATGATGACTAGAGGTGCTATATCGTCTCTCTCGACGGGGGTCAAGGTTGAATTGTAGAGATCCACATGGCACGTGGTTAAATTGTTGTGCTCGCCCCCAGAAACTTCAAACCAGCCCGTCGAGCGGATTCCAGACACGTGCATAAAACGCAAAACAGGATCGACGTTCGCCTCATACACCTTTAGTTGCCCAAACCCCTTGAAAGGCCCCTGCTGCAAAATATGTGCACAAATCTTCATATTTTTTAGAGTAAAAAACGAAACCTTGACAAACCGTTCCTTAATTTCATTTCTGAATCCCCAGAGGTCCTTTGCTCGAACTTCTTCCATATTTTTGTACTTGATTGTTTGCGAAAGTGCAAATGCCATGGTTGCCAAGTCGTGTTGGGGTTTTAGTTTAATGAAAAAATAGGGGTCGAATGGGACGGTGACGCAGACGGAATGTTCCTGAGATCTCCCGTATACTCTGATGACGAATTGGTCATCAGCATCTTCACCCTCCCAGGCAACAGCCTGTACTTGCATACTCTCTCTGGTATTAATATCTCTAACTAGAGTATATGAGTAAGGTTTACTTTCTCCACGTGGACACCACCTCCACCACCGCTAATACAGTCATCAAAAACAACAATGGGATTGACTCATTTAATTGTTCTGTTATTCTCGGCAAGGAGCATCGGAAGCTTCGACGCGTGGCTCTCAAGTCGGCCGAGATTCCCCTTGGTTTCTTCAATATCCGTGCTCCGTATAACACGCTGACCATCAACATTGCAGGGGCCTTACAGTCTTATACGTTTAGCCCTGGTAATTACAACGCGACCACTTTTTTAAACACCCTCAACAATACAATTACACCCGCAGTCGGCTCATTCTTTTTAAATACCCTCACAAACACAATACAGTACACATCAGTCGTCGGAGCATCGAGCATCGTAGGAGATCCTGGGACCCTCGGGTACTTTATGGGCTTTCAGACAACACAGGTGGGTGTCATTATCGTCGCAGCCAAGTCTTACAATATAGATTTTGACAATTACATCTGTATTTATATTGAAAATTTGAGAAACTCATGCATGGAGCCTTATCCATGCACATTTAAGATTCCAATTACAGTTCAGAAAGGAGGTGTCCAGAATTATTTGGCCGACAGCACATTCAAGCAGTCGATTGAAATTTTTGATCCAAATTACAGAATAGATCGGTTGAATATCCAGGTCAGGGACAGGTTTGGAAACCCTCTGAGCAATAATGGTATTGATTGGTCTATGACTTTAGAGATGGAGTCGGATACTTAACCGAATTATTTTCCAACCTAATAATAATATGAGTCGCACTATTGACGGCACATTTACTACGACTTCAAAGAATTCATCTATTCAACAGTTCCGTCCCTATGATTTTGGCACGGATGCTATTGAGCGGCAGCGCGTGTCCCTTGGTCAGTCCCTTATTGATGCTGATTTCGAGTATGGTACTCAGCCGACCAAGTGGCAGACTCATCAGGAGATTCGCAAGACTCCTAGTTTTTTTGAAATTCCCGGAACAGATTTGGTGATTACTGATGTTGTTTCTGATGGAAACCCTGTATCAAACGTCTATGTCGGCACAACAAGTGCACTCCCTCCAGTCGGGTCTGTCATTAACGTGAATGGACTTTCAAACTATCAACGCACATCTGACCGGGCCGAAGGTTTCTTTCTGGTGACTGCCAACTACACTACACCCGGAGCATTCCTGACCCTCCCCTCAAACACATTTACATACTATTCAAAGGGTCAAATTACACAAGGTCAGATGGTTACACCCTCAACAACTATTCGTAAAGGAAATGTGTTCAACGCCGGAAACTGCAAAATTTCAGTCACTTCAATTTCACAAAGTGCCAATTTGGTCACTGTGTATACAGCCAATGTCCACGGGATGATGCCTGGGACACCACTGTGTTCTAACAGTTGGACGGGTACAGGAGTCGTCGGACTCAATGGAAACTTTTTTGTCGAGGGTGTTCCCTCTGGAAATTCATTTATATTCAGTTCCTTGGTGTCTGCGGCCGGAACTACAACACCTACGAATGGTTCTATTTTCGTACAGCCGTACTCGACTGTGACCCACCGGCCATTTGATGGCGGAGTGCTGTTGACCCCTCTCGTGTCTACCCACGGGGCAATGGTCTGCCGTCAATCCAAAAAGATTTTCCGGTACCAATCCGGCAAGGGTCTCCTGTGGTCCTCGGGTACCCTGTTTTGCCCAAACAATGACTTGTCACGTGTCACCGCAACAGGGACTGCAATTGGAAGCAACATTACAGTCCAGACTGATGTGTATCACGGCGCACAGGTGGGAGCAACCATCCAGCTCCGAGGAATAACGACTCCCGGATACAACGGAACATACACAGTATCCTCTGTGAATGACTCAAAATCCGTAAATGTGGTTGCTACAACAACACTCGGATCTACCCTCGCTACATTTGCGGTGCAGCCCCGGTTTATTTTATCAAATTGGCAGGGGTCATCTGCTCGTGCGGGCTGTTTCGATGACCAGAATGGTTTGTTTTGGGAGTGGGACGGTCAGACTCTATGGGCCGTCAAGCGGTCGTGTACATTTCAGCTGGCCGGTACCGTGATTACAGTTCCTAACGGTCAGACTCTGGTCGGAAACACATATACTGACACACTCGTGTCCACGGTCACTTTTGGAACACAGGCAATTACATTCCCGACAACAGTGAACATTGGCGATGTTTCGGCCCAAGTGACTGTCAGCTCAACTGCAGGACTCATCAAGGGAATGCACGTCATATCAGGATTTTACCCAGGATACATCGATACGGCCTACATAGTATCTGTTGATTCTCTGACAGCATTTACAGTAGGGTTCTACCCAATCGCAGTTCAAATTCCATTCGGAAATAAAACTGGAAATGTAACATTTGTGTACCCCACGACCCGTTTCCAAGATCAGCTCAAAGTTGGAGACAAGTTTGTTATGAGAGGGATGACCCACACAGTCACCGCCATCCTGTCTCAAGGTGTTCTCAATTTTAATCCACCATTCAGAGGTTTGACCCAAATTTCAGTCCCAATCAAGGCGTCTCGTGTTATTGATATCCGGACAAGTCAGTCAAACTTCAACAGAGATACCCTTGATGGTCTGGGCGCCTCTGGATACAAGGTGGACGTCACAAAGATGCAAATGATTGGGCTCCAGTACACGTGGTATGGAGCTGGTTTTGTGGACTTTATGATGCGTGGTTCCGACGGCAACTGGGTGTTTGCCCACCGCATCCGTAACAATAACGTGAATGACGAGGCCTACATGCGAACAGGAAATTTACCCGTCAGATACGAGCTCATTAATGAAATGAGTGCAGCTGTTTCAACCCTCAACGGACAGATTACTACAACAACTTCAAACATCTTGTTGAATGACGATACAACGTACTGGCCCACATCTGGAATTGTTTTGATTGATTCTGAATTGATGTATTATACATCAAAGGCTTCTTTTGCACTCAACGGGATAACCCGGGCTACAACTTTCAACTATGTAATTAATGATGTCGCCAGAACATTTACAGCCTCGACTGCAACCAGTCACGCATCAGGGGCGACAGTTTTACTCACAAGTATAACAGTGACACCAAGTTTAACGCATTGGGGGTCTGCTTTCCTTATGGATGGATCGTTCGACCAGGATCGTGGATACTATTTCAACTTTTCAAATACATACACATCAAACATCCAAACGACACAGTCTGGGGCGACCGCAGTCCCCTTGTTTATGTTGCGTTTGGCGCCATCAGTGAGTAACGGTATTGTAGGAAACATAGGTGATCGTGACCTTATGAATCGTGCACAGCTGCTTCTCCAAAAGATGGAGGTGACTGCAAATCAAACACTTAACGTGGTTGGAATCTTAAATCCCCAGGGTTTTACAAACATTACTTGGACATCAGTAAATTCTATTGCGAACCAAGGTCAGCCAAGTTTCTGTCAAGTCAGTAACAACTTTACATATTCAGGAACTTACCAAGGAGGGGAGCGCATTCTGTCTACTATTTCCGCCGCCGGAGCAACCAACGTCATTGATTTAACTGCTCTGAAAGAGTTGACAGGTGGAGTCATCGGTGGACCGTACTTTTTCCCAGATGGACCTGACACTCTAGTCATTTATGCAGCAAACGCAGGAACTTCAAATGTGACAAATACTATAGTCAACTTGTTCTGGTCAGAGGCACAGGCTTGATGTCCAACTCTGAAAGATAAAGAGGTCTTGTAACTTTATTATAAAATGGAATTGAAATTCAAGGGGAGGTGTCACGAGTGCCGAGCCCCACTCGACCCTTCTGTACATGTATATTCAAAGTTTGAATTCCAACAGGTACTTGCGTGGTCAAACTTGACCAACATAAATATCATTTCAAATGATTGTGTTTATAAATTTTTAGGTCCACACAAAGTTGTACGCATGTGTTTGGACTGTTTTGCTTTTAAACCAAAGATTTCCATGGGGGGTCTCGTATCGAGAGAAACTGGTTCTAAACTCAGAATCGATGTGCCCCCAAGGAAAACTTGGAACGATGTGGAAATATTGCAGTGGTACAAGGAGATGAAGAATTGTCCACTTTCGTGGAGTGAATTGCCTCTAGAACTAAAAAATTATCCATTTTACGGTCTTATTATTAAATGGTTTTAGACTCCTGTCACCTTGTAACACGTGACATCCGAGGAGTCCTCGGCCAGACCTGGAACCTCAACAATATCGACGTGGGTAAAAGGGACGACAACAAGCTGCGCAATTCTGTACCCGGGCCGAACAACAAATGCCTGTCTTTGGTCTGTGTTTTGCACAACCACCTTGACCTCACCAGTGTAATCGGTGTCAATCACATCGGACAGAATGTTCAGACCGTGCTTCACGGCTAATCCAGGGCGAGCTGTAATATGACCGTAAGTTCCCGTGGGGAAGTGCACAGAGAGCCCGGTTGACACAACGACTCTGTGTCCAGGAAGTATAACATAGTTGTCAGCTGAGTACAGATCAAAACCGGCGGAACCAGGGGTTGAACGTGACGGAATAACTGCCTGAGGCGACAGCTTACTGACATTGAGGGACATTGTACCATCTTAAATGTTTTTGTCTTTATATAACTTGTATAAATATTCAACGAGTGTCCACGGAAAACCTATCATTAGAAACAAAAACCACCGAGGAAAGTCAATTCTTTCTGTGAAAAAGTTACTCATTTACAATTAAAAAAACGGACGACTTTATCTAAAAATGTACAAGAACCTTCTTCTCGATATTGACGGAGTGTTGATTCGGGACAGAAGACTCATGAGTCACGTCAAGTCAAATTGTATAAAATATGTTAATCATAAACTTCCGTGCTGTAAGAATCCCGAGGCGACGAATCATGCACTGTACATTGCGACGGGCCACACCGGGTACGGCTTGTCAAAGATACTCGACGTTGATACATCTGACTTTGAGTACAAGGTGTATGACAAGTCCCTTATGGAACATCTCCACGAAGTCATTTCGTACCCCGGGTTCCAATATGATTGTGAACAGATTCACAGTCTGACACGGGACGGGTGGAACATCACCCTCTTTACAAACGCACCACCTGTGTGGGCAACACCGGTCGCCCTCGCGATAGGAGACAATGTAAAAATCAAGTGCCCGACCGCAAATCACCAATACAAACCGCAGGCAAGTGCATACTCCGACTTTCCACACAACCAACCTAAAATCTTCGTCGACGATTCAATTAAAAATTTAGAAACAATTCGGTGGAACAAGAGCTGGGTCCCCCTGCACTTTGGAGGACAAGAGCCATCGTGGTGTAAATCTGTTCAAAGAATTCAAGACATTTATGACTATGTGAAAAAGTACGATGAGGAAAATTTTCTATTATTTTAGTACGAATGGATGAAGAAGATGGTGAACATCAACGGAGAGAGAGTAAGGTTTCTATTTTACCGATAGTATCAGTGTGTCTCGGGGTATTTGGGTTTTGTTTTCAGGTGTTTGTATTGTATCCTTGGCACTTACAATTGTCTTCTCAATTTGCAAGTCTCGAGGCGAGTTGTCTGAAATAAAGACAAAACTGTCTGGAAGATTACATATGGACTCTCTGTTCTGTTTCATCAACACTATGATGGTTGGTATGCTTACATCCGCAGTCTACTTTCTTACCCGGGACATTGACCGTCTGAGCGAGCGCGTGTCTGATCTTGAGGATGACTCCCTTGTTCTGGATGACGACGATGACTACGAGGAGGATGAGGAGGAGCCAGAGGTTGAGCCAGAGACTGATGCTAAGAAACAGGAGTAGTCAAACCAAAATAACTTCTAATTTCATTAGCAGATTTCCCCCTGAGATTGTCCGCAACCACCTTTGCACCATGATCGAGGAGTTCCTCGTATCCCAAATAGTCTGCAGCCATCAAAATTTGCAGCATAGTCTCTTCTGCATCTGTTAATCTTCCAGTCCTGAAAAACTCAATCACCTTGACCAACACCCTGCAATTAACATTTGGAATTGGAAATAGGTCACTACCACACTCCTCTTGAGCCCCCTTCAAGACAGAACACTTGTTTACAAATTCCAATTCAACATTCAAAAACACCCCATCACTTGTAATGACTGTTGCCATGTCTTACAAGTGATGGAGCGCGCCTCTTTAAAGCAGTCATGACCCATAGGAGTATGACAGGACCAACTTACGACGACGTGATGAAAATGATAAAGGATGGTCGTCTCGTAGACATTGGGGATAAAAAGTGGAGACTCCTTGCATTGGGGCCAACTCGCGACCGTCATCACCTTGTCGAAGTTGAAAAAAATATATGGAGACAAGTCCACGAAACTGACGAAAAGTTTCTCATTCGTCGTGCATGTGAGCGTCTTGTGCAGATTTACCCGAGTGTTTGGAAACTTGCTCAATAGAACGCTCATAATCCATCTCAAGTTTAACCATTTCAAAATGCTCTTTGTACTTGGATTTTTTTGGTCTCTTGTCATACACCTTTTTGTAAAACTCCAAATCCTGTTGCTGTTTCATTTTAATATTTGTAAATATTAGTTTATGGAGCCGTGGTACAATATTTTTTCATATTGGGGGTTTATCGCATTTGCATTGAGCCCGTGGGTACCCTTTCATGTACTTTCAATTATGATTGCAAATTTGTTAGGGACTATGCTCTTTGTGTGCGTGTCAAAGACTCCACCCATTCTTAATTTATTTTTAATATTGATACACATGATTCCAGTATGGATTCTTCGTAAACAGAAGGTGGAGCTAAAGCCCCTGGTCATCTTGTTTACCGTGTACACTTTTCATTTAGCAATTCAAAATAAGAATCCAGTCGGGGTTTACAAGGAGCTTCTGGACAACCCCCCACAGAGCATCGCGAGCTACTTAAAAAGTAGATTCCTTGTCTGACAAATGAAAAACTACACGGAATTTATCGAAGGGCTCCCTCCGCCCGTTCAGTCTATTCTCGGGGGTTTTATGTTCGGTGGAATGATTCTTGTGTTTTCAGTGATTATTATGGGCGACATGCACCAACAGATTCGGCGTGTCGCAAGGGCCTTAAAGGAAGACGACAAGTACATAAACTAAGATGGAGGCGATACTCGATAGGGTCGCAGCATGGGCCCCTCGGCGCCAAGTGTTTACTCTGTTTGGAAATGATATGTACATAGGATCATTTAGTTCCTTTGAATTTGCTCTTGCGTGCGCACGTAAACTCAGTTTTCCAGAAATGCACATTACGGCGTCTTACATGGATGAAGTGTTTGCCCACGAGACGGTCTGGAACTGCTTTACTTAGAGAGTCGACCTCTGTAAACCACAAAGATGGCCACGCGTAACCTTCTGCTTGACGTTGATGGGGTGCTCATTCGGGACAAGGAGCTGCTCGCGCACGTCAGGTACAATTGTGTAAGGTACATCAATTACAAGGTTCCCGAGTGCAAAGACATTGAATACAAGAACGACTCATTGAACTTGATTTACGGACACACGGCCCGGGGCTTGCAAATTGGATACGAGGTGGATGTGAGCGACTTTAACAAACATGTGTATGACAAGGATCTCATGGAGCACTTGGGGGTTGTCCTCGCTGAATCACATGTACAAAAGGAACTCCGGGAGATTAACACACTGTCCCACGAAAACTGGCAGATTTATCTGTTTACAAATGCGCCGTGGAGGTGGGCACAGAGGGTCGCGGTGGCTATCGGCGAAAATGTAAGAGTCAAGTGCCCCGGGGACCCCTCTCTTTCCCCACTAAAGCCAGAGATTGGGGCATACACAATTCCATTTTCAAATATGAATTTGATGGTGGACACCTCCCTCAAGAATCTCGGAACGGCCAGAAACCTGACCAACTGGAAACCAGTCTATTTTAACGGAGGAGTACCGGAGACAAATTTGTGGTGCGACCAAGTCAGATCAATCAGTGATATTTGTTCTCTCGCAAAATCAATTTAATAAACTTAAAAACAAAAGACACTTTTTAAGTATGAATTCTTATGTAAAATCGGCACTCGTCGTTGTAAGTGTGCACATGGTACGTTGGGTCTCTGAATATTTTTATTATGTAAATTGTTGTGGGTTTGTAAACTCGGTTTTTGCGTGGGGCTCTCCCACATGCAGGGCTCTCCGGTGGGTCTCCGAGTCTGCATCGACAAAAATAGTAGGAGTATTCTACGGTGTTTCTAAAATTTTTAATATTTGAGTACACTAGGTATGGATTGTTCCATGGAAAAGCGGCTGTATCACAGGGAAACCCTGAACGGCCGCGGACACTACCAGATTTTGGGCGCGAATAACAAGTCGAATAATCTGCGACTCAGACCGACGCTGCCTCTCCGGCCCAAAAAGGGTATGATTAAAATAGACGCGGGAAAACAAGGGGCCATCTTCCTTGCATCCTTCCAGAAATCGGCAAAAAAGGAATTCATCATCAAGGTGTGCCCTATTAACAAAAGACTGAAACAACAAACGGCCCAGATTGAATTTATAATTTGCAAAAACCTTTACAAGATTGTTCCTCGCCGTGTTCCAAAACCGCTCAAGTTTTTCACGTGCTCAAATTTTGTTCCTGAATTTATTTGGGAAACGAAATATAACAATTTCAACTATTCGAGGCAGACGGTGGCATGTCTGGAGTATGTTAAGAATGGAACGTTTGGGGATTACCTTCAACGTATGGCTGCATCGCCGCGAAGACGCTTGACTGACAATATATTCAAAAATTTCATTTACCAAGTGCTTATGACGTTGTCGAAGATTAAGAAGAGGTATCCGGAGTTTATCCACGGGGATTTGCACTTGTTTAATTTGCTGGTTCGTCCGGCCCGTCCAGTTCCAGAGTTGGTTTTTGTTGATTTCGGGTGGACGCGACTTGACAAAAGGGTTGGGCAGTTTTCCGAGTGGAGGGAAAAGTGGGCAAAGGAGTACGGCATCGGCGACAACATGTGTCCAATGTACGATGTGCACTATTTCCTGTCCCAGCTGCGCACGTGGATCCTGAGAAACACAGGTGCAACCAAGGATGGTCTCCCTGCCACAAGGGAGTTTCTCAACACCTTTGTACCCAAGGGATACAGATTAGAAAAGGACACCCACATCAATAAAACACGACTGAAATATGGACACAAATACCCTTTTAACCTGAAAGAAATTTTAGATTCAAAATATTTCAAGAAGACATATTCGGGAAAGATGACAGCTGCTCACAAGACTCGGGCAAAAATTGGCAGTCCAATGAATTCCAATTTGTTACGCGTGACGCCCCAGAGTGTCAACTTGCTGACAAAGAATGCAAGGACTCGGAGAGGGTTACTTATTGCATACGGTGCTGGCCCAACACCAAACAAAAAGAATAACATCAGTGTGAGTGCGGGGCGGTTGAAGAATTTACATAAAATTAAAAGTCCCAATTATAAGTAGGATGTGGAGGTGTCTCCAGACCAAAGATTCCCCACTGTATGTCATAGTTCCTTACTTTAACTTTTGTGGATTCAAGACTAGACAGTCTCTCCTCGTCGATTTCATTTTAAGAAACAAAAATACAAATGGAATTAGGATAGTGCTCATCGAAGCAAAAGGACCGTCACCCCTCCCTCGTCTCCCTGTGTGGAAACACATTATCATCGAGTCGAAGAATACCCTTTGGATAAAGGAATGTTTGATAAATGTTGCTGTAAAATCTCTTCCGACGGACTGGAAGTATGTATCGTGGATCGATGCTGACATTCACTTTCTGAATCGAAATTGGGTGAGTGACACGAAAGAGGCTCTAGAGTTTATGGATGTCATCCAGCTGTTTCACACTGCTGTCAACTTGGGTCCTCGTGGGGAAACCATCAAGGTGGACAAGTCGTTTGGGTACATGCATTCACAGAGCGGCACCCCGTATACAACCAATGACAAGTACGGCTTTTGGCACCCGGGATATGCGTGGGCGTGCACAAGAAAAGCGTGGGACAAGATGAAGGGACTCATAGACTGGGCCATCCTCGGATCCGCCGATAGACACATGGCCCTCGCGTGGATAGGAAAGGCATCCTATTCAAGACCAGGAAATATCCACGAAAACTATAAAAATCTAATTTCAGATTTTGAAAGTGAATGCAAGGGGTTCAAGGTGGGGAACATTAACGGGACTATATTGCACGAATGGCACGGGAGTCTCGAAAACAGAAGGTACAAGGAGCGCTGGAATATTCTGATCGAAAATGAGTTTGACCCACTCATAGACATTGGACTTGGCCCTTCTGGGATGATTGAATTTACAAAAAAGGGGGAGAGAATGGAGCGGGACATACAAAAGTACTTTGTTGAAAGGAGAGAAGACTCCTAAAGAGATGCCGACCCTAATCTACATATGACCTCTGAGTGTACACGGCCGCACGAGGATGAGTTTGTTCGCGTTCAGGGCTCAGATGTATATTTCCATTGTGAAGTGTGTGAACAAACAGTCCTTGAATTGATTCTTAAATTGAAGAAACTGGAGAATGAGCTTTTGCACAAGTATCTGGACCTCGACATCCATCGTCGTCCAGAGATTCGCTTGTTTATCCGGAGTGACGGGGGTGACATTCACTCGGGCCTGTCAGCCATGGATGCAATTCAAAATATGTCACGGGTCAAGGTGAAGACTATTGCCGATGGTGTGTGCGCGTCGGCCGCCACATTCATCCTGCTCGGAGGATACAAGAGGTACATGACACCAAACTCCTACATTATGATTCACCAACTCAATATGGATGGGACATGGGGCAAGTTTGAGGACTTTAAGGACCAACTCGCAAACCTCCAGCAATTTATGGATCGATTTAGGACAATTTATCTGAGGGAAACAAAAATTCCATCTGAGAAATTGGAGGAGATTTTGAAGAGAGATGTGTACATGGATGCTGACAAGTGTTTGGATTGGGAAATTGTCGACTCTATCTACTGAGCTTTCTGAGCGCAAGGGCGGCACGCGTCTTATTTACATTTTTATATAAATAGTCAAGTTCCTTCATAAACTTTTTGCTCGTGTTGTCCGTCAAAAGTCTCTTCTGCTGTGCTTTATCAAGCATGTTACCAAACTTTTTCGCAATGTTCGCTGTTGGACTGTTTGGCATTTAATTTATACGGGCTTTTTTATTTTTGGGTTTGGGGCTTGTGACGTGAGTGACATATTTTGGGTGTTCCAAAAGTTTATTATATTCCACCTTGGCTTCATTTGTTGACAAGAGCATGACAAGGCCTGGCGAGGAACTTATGAATTCCCATTGGTTCGCTGCAACATGTTTAAATGTGTATTTTCGTGAGAATTTCCCCGATGGCGCACTCGAGACTGTGAGTGAGTTGCCTACATTTACACTGTTGAGCTGGCTCATATTATTATAATCCCATATAAATTTTCATTCTGTTATCAAAGGGGATTCCGTTAAAGTGTGTGGTGGCTGCGGATGTATACGCACCCATTCTTGGCCACACAATCCAATTTCCATATGAAATGTTTAGAGGGACAAGACACTCTTTAAAGATGATATCCCCGCCATCACATGTTGACCCGAACATTGTCTTTGGGACGAGGGGTCCTTTCTCATCTCCATTTAGAATGTAAAATTCAGGTGTTGCATGATCGAAGAGTATACAGTTGAACGATCCGTACAGTGATTCACTGATTGTGACTCCTGTTTTTTTCACACCGATGACTGGTGTCACAAGAGTAGCAATGTGTTCTGCAAAGTATCTTCCGGGCTCTGCTATTATTTTGAATTCGGAAGTGAAATTGTCGCTGAGAGCTTGATTAATCATAGATGGGACTGGCCCGAGGTCGAATATGTTGTTTGAAGAAAACCCACCCCCTATATCAATTATTTTCGGGTCAAACCCGAAACGTCGCGCCGCCTCAACCGCCTTTTTTGATTTTTGAATTGCATTTACAAAAGCAGATGCGTTTTTCGCCATGGATCCCACGTGGAACGAAATTCCAACTAAATTTAGAGAAAGACGGGAGCAGACGGTGAGCAGGTCCTCCCAGTCCTCCTCCTCTGCCCCGTACTTGTTCCCGAGTGCGCACCGGGCATCCGGGTCATCCGCCCGAATCCTTAAAATGAGGTCAGCCCCGTACGGCGACTCCATTGCTATTTTTTGCAATTCAGATATACTATCGAATGTGGTGACGAGCCCGCAAATATCCTCTGCGCGTTTACACGGATTTGCGTGAATAATACGAGACTTTTCTACACCAATGCTCGTCACGAGCTTAATCTCTGCTGGTGTTGCACAATCGAAACAAGCCCCGAGATTTGCCAGTCGCCTGATGATTTCTGGGTCGGGGTTGCACTTGACAGCATAATAGGGGGTTATGGTTGGGAATGTACGGGTCCACTCTGAGTATGCCTGATCCAAAAGTTTCAAATCGTAAACATAAAAGGAATCATTCGGTTTGTGTACAGTCAGGAGTCCTTGAAGAACCCCGGGTGTCACCATCCAGAGGTAAAGGGTACTGACATTATTTTTTTAAGTGGTGATGACCCCCGTGTTAAAGAGGAGCCCTCCTGAGTAGTCAAGACAGAGACATGCCCCGCCCAATCTTTTTCCTGCTGGACTGTTCCGGTTCCATGGAGGTGTCTCGGTCTGACACTATCGGCGGATTCAATTCATTCGTGAGTGATCAGAGGAGTCTAGATGAAAACACTCTGATGACTCTTTGGCAATTTGATCACCAAATTAGCAAGTTCTATACAAATATCCCTCTGAAGGATGTTCAGCCTCTGGACCGTAGGACTTTTCAGCCGCGTGGAGCGACACACCTTTTGGATACAATTGGTGAGGCCTTGGATACAGGGAGCCCTATCGGCGAGCCCCCTGTTATGGTCATCTTTACCGATGGTGAGGAGAATGGGTCAACCAAGTACACGAGGGCCGAGATTAAGGAAAAGATTGAACAAAAGACCAGTGAGGGGTGGACTTTTGTGTATCTGGGTGCAAACCAAGATGCATTTGCAGAGGCGGGAGGTCTGGGAATTGTAGGAGACACAGTGTACAACTTTGATCAGACTCGCACGCCACAAGCTTTCCGACAGCTATCACAGACTGTCAGTCAACAAATCTAATTTACTTTTTGAATAGGCTAATAACACTCTTGAGCTGAGCAGTCTTTTCAAGTGCATTCTTTGCGTGATTCGCCAGATTTGCCGCCTTCTTTGCGTTGAGTGAAGCAGTGAGCTCGGTTTGGTGTGTCTGCTGCTCAATCATGTTCAGAGGCGAAGTTGTCTCGGCCACTGTCTTTGAGCCCACATTCTCACTGGGGAGAGATGCACCAACAGGTCCATTGGGAGAATTGGGAGATGCCCCACCTCCACCCCCCATGAAAAACATAGCAAGCCCAGCAACAATCATAAGGACACCGATAACAACACCTGCAATCAGACCCTTGTATTTGCTTGTGGTCTTGTCAGTCTCCTTGCTCATAGGTACTGCACAGCCTATCATAATAGCGAGCCCGGCCACGGCAATTCCGCCTGCAATAGCCTTGCTCGGCATTTACTTTAGACCAACAATTTTATTTTGTATTTGTTCCCAAGGACTCGCTCGGTTTCCTTGGCGGCTGCTGTGAGACTTGGCTTGGACCAAAGGAGCCACCTTGACCAGAACCCCGCCTTGTACCGTCCTGATGGACTCCAGTTTTCGCGCTTCACGTGTCTCGTCAGATACCTCTTCATCCGTGCATAGTCCTTGTGAAGGGTATAGTCCGAGTACCCACGGAGACCAAAGTTTACCGTCCGACCATTCGGAAACTCGGCGTGCCACTTGTGAGGAAACTTGCCGCGCCTGACAACAATCTGGGCAGATTTGGTCATCTTCTTTATTAAATCCGAAGGATTTAGTTTCTCGCTTCGCGTACTCCAAGTCCTACGGACTTGACCTGGTCATCTTCTTTATTAAATCCGAAGGATTTAGTTTCTCGCTTCGCGTACTCCAAGTCCTACGGACTTGACCTGGTCATCTTCTTTATTAAATCCGAAGGATTTAGTTTCTCGCTTCGCGTACTCCAAGTCCTACGGACTTGACCTGGTCATCTTCTTATTGTTATCATAATAGAAATATATATTAGGAGCACCAAAGTGATGACATTCAAGATGATCCATCCACCTGCAAATGTTGATATAAACTTGTTTTCCCAAACCATATTTAAGACTTGTCTACCTAAAGAGTCATCCTCAATTTCTTCTATGGATTCATTCATTAAGAGGAAGAAACAAATTTTAAACAACAATTTCACGGAGCTCGGTAGGTCTGTGTGCGTGTTGGGCAAGACGGGTACAGGCAAAACGTATGCGGTCCACCAGGCACTCCAAGGAAACTATGTTGAAATCACAGAGGAAATTCTGAAAAGCAAACAGACAACAATAGATTTTCTAGAGCGTCTTGAATCCTCTGAAACACATGTAGTCCTTGATGAGTACGAATCAGTATACCAGTTGATAGGAATTCGTGAAATAACAAAACCTCCATCGGCTGGAAAGTTTATTATCATATCCCAAATTCCGATTGAAAATAAATTTGACTTTGAAATTGCGGTGTACAACTTTCCAGTGCCGACACCTGATGAGATTAGGAAGATTGCACCGGGGGCCCCGGATGATTTGATAGAGAGGTCAAAGGGTGATCTCCGGAAGGTTCTGAATGGTATGAGTTTTCAGTCCGATGTGTATGATGACTTTATGGGTCCCAAGCAGTTTATAACCTCGCTCGTGTCGAAAGAGTCCAAGGTGCCCCCGATTGACTATCTGGGCTACATTGTCGCCGAGCCCGGAAATATGGTCGCAATTGTACAGGAGAATTATGCATCTGCGCGCGGGGTTGACATTGTCAAGATTTCAGAGAGCATGAGCGACGCCCAGGTATTTGAGGACAAAATGTACGACGGGGCATGGGAACTTATGAATTACTACATAACGTGCGGCTGTATCATCCCTGCAGTCGAGATTGGACACCGGCTCACCCCTGACAAAATACGACCGGGAAGCATCTGGACAAAACACCAAAACGCGTGCATGCGCAAAAAGAAAATCCAGAAAATATCTGAAAAAATTCCATTTATAAAGACTGATATTGACTCTCTCCTTTTGCTGCGCAAGTATGCAGAAAAAGGACAGTACAATTTACTTTCAGAATACAAAATTGAAGCAAAGGATATAGACGTGCTGAATCACCTCTCACCAATTTCAAAACTAAAAGCCAAGGAGGTTCAAGAAATAAAAAAACACTTAATATAAATGGGAAATTCAACAAGGCACAGACACCCATTAAATAATTATTCGAAATTACAGAAGGAAATAATCAATACCCGAAGAAACCTGAGAAACACCTCCAGAGAATTGAATAATTTACAACGAATTATCAACACCAGTAATAGGACTGTTTCTTTTAGTCTAGTACAGATGACATTGAAACTCAAAATATTTTGTTGAATCAGTTGTCTAATCTTGAGTCGAGGATAAGACGTACTCTTCCTCTCTAATCATCCTTTTCCTCTGGTGGCTCGGGCACCTCCTCATCCTGCTCGGGCTCTGGGATTGGTGCGGGTGCAGCGGCGGAAACAGTGGTTGTCATCTTGACGGGCACGGGGACCATCATAGGAAACTTGCGTTGGGGCTTGTCAATGTACTTTTTGTACAGGTAAAACCCAATGACAACAATCAGAACAATTGCAACAATATTGAAAATGTTGAATGGGGAGTGTGAGACGGCTTCCTGGATGCGAATTCTGGAGGGGTCAATGACTGGGGGCACCAAAGTAGGTAGTGTCATTTACTACTCAAAAAGAATATCTTAATCTTTTTTGAGCGCAGGCACTGTCGCCAAGGGTACCTAACCCCTACTTAGAGTAAGAGAAAAGACGATGGAGGTTGAACAGGCTTGGCAGGCGTTTGACCTCTGTCGCCAACAGAATGATATCGTTACAAAAGACGAGCCGCCTCCACACATTTGCACAAAGTGTTTTGGCATGAAGGTCTTTTCCGGTCTTGACCAATATGGATTCCAGATTGACATGCCCACGTGTACAAACTGCGGGGCTATGGATACTGATAATGTGACTGACGAGCCGGAGTGGCGCTCTGGGGCTGACGGCAATGGTCCTGACCCGTGCAGAGTGGGATGTCCGGAGAATCTCGACCACTTTTCCCAGGCGTGGAACATGGGCACACTCATCCGCGCAAACGGAAAGTACGGGATTGCAAAGCGGTTGATGATTCGTCAAATTCAGTGCAGTGTCCTCCACAAGGACCGAAGCCTGTACCACTCGTACAAGTTGATGGATGAAATTGGAAAGACAACTCTCCAGCTCCCAGAAAAAGTAATGTACGATGCAAAGATCAAGTACAAGAAATTCACAGAGAATGTGTTGACCCGGGGCGCTGTACGGAACGGTATCAAGGCAAACTGCATCTTCCAAGCGTGCCGCGAACACAAGTGCCCCAGAACTGTCCACGAAATTGCAGCCGCTTTCAACATCCCGGCCAAGGACATTTCCAGGACGTTTGAAATGTACCAGGAACAAAACCCAGAAACGATGGTTCACGTTATCACACCGGCAGATATTGTGCCGAGAATCTTCAACTCTATCAGCCACCTCCCAGATGGGGAAGAGGGCAGGATAAAAATGAAAATTGTGCACACGTGCAAGTCTCTCGAGGATTCCGTCAAGTTGATGGGCCGGACGCCAAAGGCTGTCGCCTGTGCAGTCATCTACGTGATGCTCGAAAAACTCAAGATGCCAATTGACAAGACGGAGATTTGCAAAATTTGTGAAGTCTCTGGACCAACCCTCAGTAAAATTGAGTCTATTGTGAGATCTGAATTGAAGTAGCTACTTAAAAGTACTCCCCCTTGTCTAGTAAATGTCAAGTGAGCCCATTGTCCTCTTTCTGAGTACTCCTTGTTATGGAGGGGTTTGTCTTCAGCAGTATGCCGAGTCTGTGTTGCGTCTGCAGCGCACGGCTGCTATGAATCAAATCCAAATGATGTTGGACACGACAGAGAATGAGTCCCTTGTTCACAGGGCCCGTAACCTTGCTGTCGCCCGGTTCTACCAAAAGACCAAGGCGACCCACTTTATGTTTATTGACGCAGATATCCATTTCGATCCCGAATCTGTTATCCGTCTGCTCAAGTCGGACCACGACATTTCAGTTGCATGCTATCCCAAAAAGTGCGTGATGTTTAACCAGGCGGAGGACTCTGTGCTCAAGGGGGATGGCCGTGACCTCGACCGAGTCTCTTCATCCCTGGTTATGAATTTCAAGTACCAGAACAGTCCGGTCACGAATGGGTTTGTCGAGGTGCTCGATGGACCGACTGGATTTATGGTTGTGAAGCGCGAGGTCTTTACCAAGATGTTTGAAAAGTACCCCGAGCTGAATTGTGTGAATGACCATCAAAACAGGGACCTGGAGACTTATTGTGCGGTTTTTGATTGTATGATTGATCCAGAGACGAAGCGGTACCTTTCTGAGGATTACGCCTTTTGCCGGCGGTGGCAGCAGATGGGCGGGAAGATTTACGCGGATGTGCAAACTGTCCTCGGGCACGTGGGGAACATTAGGTTCCATGGGGTACTTGAAGAGCGCTTAAAGGACACCGAGACTGTGTCTAACATTTAAAATCTAATTTCATAATAGAATGGAATCAGAAGAGTGTCCAGTGTGTCTGGAACCTCTTGATGGGACTATAGTACACCTCGAGTGTTGTAAAAATAAGATACATATTCAGTGTTATATCACCAAGTGTCCCTTTTGTCGAGCGGATCTCCCGTCTCCCCACATTGTCGTCCCCGTTCCTGTGCCCGTTGCAATGATACAAAGGGAACAGAACAATTGGAAACAAAAGTTTCTAC